GCAGGGGCCCAAGGATTGAGGAATTTGNACAGTNCCTGATCAAGTATTCCTTGAGCGTCAGTAGGTCGAGGTTCACTTCCTGCTCCTCCGCCACCTCCAGCACCTCCGAATGGGCTGGAAATGGAGGGAAACCAGTCTGGGAACTTGTATTCTTTGATATACTCTCCCAAGTCTTTGATAGAATCATATAGATCTTGCAGAGACTCCTTCAAGTTGTTCCAATACTCGGCAGTCCAGAACTTAGGAATATTTATTTCCCAATTACTCGGCTTGAGAAGCGTGTCTGTGATCCAGTCCCAGAAGTTCTTCATGTCTTCCCAGGCTTCGTGAAGACCGTCCATGAATCCATCCCAAGAGTAATCAGGATCATACTCCCAGTAGTCATCACTCATCCAATCAAGCCCACGAAGTGTGACGTCTGCCAGAGCAAACGGAATCACGAGAGTTTTTCCAATTTTGCCTACGCCGATGCCAAACAACGCAGAAAACAACTTCGAGCCTGTAGCAAACGCACCACCAAGAAGAATACCCCGAGCAACCGTCAGCACAATCTCCAGCGGCATCGTGAGAACACCGCCCATACCAGGAAGTGCTCCTCCGATTGCCTGTCCTGTCATATACATACCGAAGATCTGCCAGAGTCCTTCTTCTATTTTATCTCTCCAAGTCATCTCTTCTTCATCCATACTATCCGTAATGGCCTCGCCCATTGCAGAAATTAAATCCTTGACGCCTTCTTTCAGAGCATCCGAATCAATAGCTTCCCAGCCTTTTTTGAATGCTTCGATAAACAACAGCGGCATATCTCGTCCGAACAGCAAGAACGTGGCCTCAATGAAGTCCATGATCGACTCCAACAGCCCGGTAAAAGCCTTAGCAAATTCTTGCTCGTCCTCATCCAGACCCTCGAAGTCAAAGCCTATGCCGTCCTCAAGTACCTTTACTCGAGAAATATAATCAGATGCCCGCTGAATCGCTGCAGAAAACGCTTCAATGATATCTGTCTGCAGATCCATCGTAAGCTCTCCCACACGCAACCCAAACACCGGAGCAGTGATTTCCTCATTCGACGCGTCCGCAACAAGATCCAAGAAATCTTCCCAGGACTCTTGCAGACTCTCCCAGACATCTTGCGTCAACTCGAGTTCAACAAAAGCATCTCCGAGGTCCTGCGCAATGTTCGCCAAGCCTTGCAACGCTTTCGTCACACCTTCTATCGTGTCCACGTCCTCTTTCCCCATGGCCGACATTATTTCCTCCCAGGCCCAACTAAATGCCCAGAGAACAAAAATCAACGGCCCAAGGAAAAGCAACGCACGCGCAAGCAGAATAATACCAGTGGTCATAACGAGCAAGAACCTCGCAGTAACCAACACAGCAAACAACATTCCCAACAACACAGCCGACAGCTTCAAAAAGCCTGCAATGGACTCATAGACATGATCATCCAACTCTGCAAATTCTCCCACAAAGTCAGCCATGACTCGTGTAGCATCGCGAACCGAAGGCTCGAACTGCTCTCCCAGAGTCATTGCAACATCTTTCACACTATCCCAGAGTCGCCGTGCTTGTGCGGTCATTGTGTCCATCCTGGTCTCAAACTCTCGTGCGTGGTACTCTCCATCTTCCCACGCCTTGCGCGCTTCTGTCGTCGCGTCACCAAGAAGCTCTGTCGCAGAGACCAAACGCAGGAGCGCATCCCGCGTACGAATCTGCCCAATACCGAGCCTATCAAACACAGCAAAGACGTTTTCGCCTTCTTCATCCAGACGAGCCAAACCTTCGATAAATTCCTGAATCGCTATAATAGGCTCCTCATGGATAATCCTTGCGAAATCCTCCATCGACGTATCCGCGACGTCTGCAAATGTTCTTAACATGTCCCCACCTTCCTCAGCAGCACCGGCCATTTCGATCATTATTCTCGAAATAGCAGTACCACCACGTTCGGCACGGACACCAACAGCAGTCAACGCCGTCGACAGGGCAAGGACTTCATCACTCGCCAGTCCAATCGCAGAACCAGCACCAGAGACTCGGAATGCCATTGTTACCATCTCGTCTTCAAAAGCCGCGAAGGTATTACCGAGATGCACAATCGTACTCGCGAGGTCATCTATAGTGTCCATTGATTCGCCCATAACCGTCATGATACGCGCGAGGTCGGCAGCTCCAGTCTCGCCGGCGATCCGTGTCGTTTCGGCAAGCATGGCAACGGTCTCCGTGAAACGCTCAAGATTATCCACACCTTCAATCCCAAGCTGTCCACCGACTGCCGTTATCTCTGCCAACTCGTTCGCGCCCGTGACAAGTTCACGCGACATGTCCCTTATTGTTCGAGCGAGTTCATCGAGTCCCTGGCTCGTCATGTCCACAACCCGACGGACCCGAACAAAAGATTCCTCATACTGCGCAAGAAACCCAACTGCGCCACCTATCGCTCCTCCGAGGCCAAGAAGTGCGTTCCGGACCTGAGTGATGATATAACGAATATCCAACTGCCAGAAGACAACATACTTCGTAATATCCGCCAGTGTCTTTCGGAATGTTCCGTAAGTCTTTGCTGCAGTCGCAGGGATCTCCATCAGGGCCTTAGACACACGTCCGATATCGCCTGCAATTTGCGTCATGGACCTCTTTGCACTTTTGCCCAAACGCGTGAAGTCTCTTTTGATCATCGACGTCGCATTGCTGTAGGACCTCTGCATCGTAGACGCTGTTCTTTGAGTCTCACGGATAACCTTGCGCTGCGCCTGCAGGTAGTCCTGGAAATCTCCTCCAAAGACTACATATGCACTGGCTAACTGCGTTCCTTGTCCTCTTGCCATTTTTTCACCTCCTTCGCGGTCGTGCTGGACTGCGTGAGGCTCTGCGTGACTGCTCTTTTTCCTTCTCATGCTTTATCTGCAAGTATTCTTGCCACATTCGAAACTCAGAGCAGGACATGCGAGCCTCTACGTCAGCGGCCAGCATCCCGAGTTTCTCCGCCAGGAGGAAAATCATCAGATCTCTTCTTCCTGACCTCCGTCGGAGTTTTTTGCATCTTCCTCGGGTTTCACATTCATCAAGTTACCCGCAACTTTTGCTGCTAAATCTACGAAACCGCCACTCGGCATCGCCAAGAGGGCCTCGTAGTCATCTTCCTCGAAAACACGCTCTCCAGTCTCAGGGTCAAACACGCAGTAGATAACACTCCAGATCTGCATTTCTGTGGCATCGATATGCTGCATCATCTCTTCCTCTGTCCGACCTTTGAGAGACACCTTGCGCATAAGCTCGCCACGCTCACCTACACCCAACTGCCGGACTTCGTATACTTTCCCGTTCCATTCAAAAGTCTCTGTCCTGTACGTGTTCACCTGACTAAGAGCATTTTCTCTCAAGCTACTCATCGTTTCTCTCAACCTCCGTAAGTTCAAATTTTGAAAAAGCCCGAGCCGGTGCAAGATGACCCAGGGACATCATCTCACACACTATGCTCGGGCTGTGTGCCATCCGTAGCTAAAGCCACACAGCGCGTGAGGACGAAATTTGTAAGCAAATCTGCTCTCTGGATTCTCCTCGGCAAGCACAAACCATCCTCGGAATGTATCCCGTCCACCCCGTGGCCATATTTCCACCACGAAAGGATCGTCTCCGTACAGAACGTCCAATGCGCCATCAGAGCGCAACTTGACATCCATCACTTCCAGACGAGTTGTCGGGATCAGCCTGCGCCCGGTCCGCGTAGAGCCGTGCTCCAGACGATACTCAGACGCATTCGCGACCTCAACCAACGGGACGTAACATCCTCTCAGCGTAACCTTCTTCGGGGTGTTGTCATCCAAACGCACACGCCCGAAAAGAGGATCTACATCGGCCACAGAAACCGCGTGCCCGTCAACAAAAGCCTTCACAGGCACATTTCTGTCCCAGACTTCATGTGCTCGAGAACCTATCCAATATTCATCTCCGCGCCGTGCCACTTCAGCCTCGAATCTGACTGGAGTGCCAGCTTTTTTAATTGTCACCCTGGACATCTTTTTCACTCCTCAGATTTAGGTTTTACTCCACGCGTTCCTCCGCGTCTGCGAGCGGTCCGTTCGAAAGCAGGTTCACGTCGACAGTCTCGAGATCATCCACGCCACCAGTCATGTTAAAGTTCTCAACAACAACCGGACCTTGGAATCCGTCGTCGGTGCTACCCGTCGGCAAATACTGCGCAATCAACGGCTTACGTCCAAGCCACGCACTCCGAATTATATCCACAGCATCTCCACCTGCACCGCCGGTATCATAGTTCACAGTCATGGTAATACCCCATTCAAGTAAACCAATCAACCTACGGCGTTGGCCATCATAGAACCCGATCGCACTATCATCCAACACAGTACCGCTCTGATCGAGACTAGCAGTCTGTGCCGGAACCTTCTCCCATGTGCCGTCCTCCGGCTGTGGAAGACCATCGTCATCCAGGTCCAACTTGCCATCTTCGTCCGTCTTTGCTTCAGCTACCCATACTTCCTTTTTGTATGCAGGAGTTCCCATAAGTTATTCCTCCCTTCGTAAGATTATTTCATACTGCAAGAATCCGCCCCATACCCTTCTGTCCTGCTCGTCCTCTATGGGTTCGATGTGTGTCTTGTTCGTTCTCCTGCAAGACTGCACCGTCCAGCCTGAGACGTCGAACTCTTGGAACGAGAAGAGATCCTCTACCACGTCCATAAGCTCCTCGACCTCTCCAGAATCATCCGAGTAGACGAGGAAGGGCCATGTTACGGTCTCTCCATGCCACACGCGCCCAACAGTCGTTCGCTTAGAATAATTCATCGGATTGTCACACGACACATAAGGATAACTGGGCGCGGACGGGATGTGTTGCGGATAGAATGACGCGTCAAGTTCTTGGAACTTCTCATCCTCTGTCAGCAAATCACCAATAGCTTTCTGAAGAGCCAGCACCTCAGCCACCCCCGCTTGTTACAATACGCTCATACTTTGTCATGTTCTCCATGAAGACTCTCTGCCACATCGGACGCG